AAAAACACAGACAATGCAATCAATGAAGCTGTCAGAGCAGCAAAGAAAAAAGTCATCTTTCTCGTACCGCTTGGCAAGCGTCAAGATATCACCCATGTCCATGAATTCAAGAAGGTTGACGATTTCAAAAAGCTGTTCAAAGACGACGGCTTTTCTTTCATCTATCTGAAAGACACAAACGCTGTGATTGCAGAGCTGAATAAAGAGAAGCTGGAGAAAGCCGCATTGACACCGATGGGAAGATTTGACCCGCCAAAGCCGACGATGGCCGGACTCACTGAAGCGTTCTCAGTTGAAGAAATCTGGAACTGGGCAAAAGACAGAGAGCTTGTTGCAGAACCAAAACTGAACGGCATCAGAGTCGTACTCTGCAAGCAGGGTGACAGAGTCCGGATGCTTACAGAAGCAAAGAAAGACAGGTCAAAGAGCTTCCCACAGATAGTCGAACAGTTGAAGAAGATAAACAATGACTTCATTCTTGACAGCTCAATGGGCATAGAAAGAGACGGGAGACCGCTGCCGAGAGTGCAGCTGATGACATTGATGTCAACGAAGCCGGAGCTTGAAGAGAGCGACGCTGTTGTTTTCACTGTGTTTGATTTGCCGTATCTAGACGAGGACTTGCATGAGAAGCCGTTTATTGAGAGAAGAAAAAAGCTAGAATCTTTCTTCAATAAATACCTGAAAAAATCAAAGAATTTTGATATTACAGAATATAAGAGGGTAAACAATAGAGCAGAGTTAGAAGCTGCGTTTAAAAAGTTTGCTAAATACCCACAATCTGAGGGCATAGTTGTTAAAGATATAAACAGCACATGGTCAATCGACGGCAGAGAGTCCGGTTGGGCTAAGCTCAAAGTCGAAGCAGAGATTAAAGTCATTGTGCTGAAAGTGAACAAAACTTCCGGCGGCTATAACTACAGATGCGGAGTCCTTAAAGGCGACTCTGATTTTACGAACATTGTCAGAGTCGGAGACATGGAGATTGTCGACTTAGGCAAGACATATAACACAAAACTAAAAGCGAAAGTCGGTGACATTCTCACAATAGCTGTTGAAGAAATCATACCGCATGACAGCGAACTCTCATGGCTCGGAGCCAGAGTGATTGACATCGATTCAGAAAGGAAAGAGCCGTATTTTGCTAATCAGGTCATCACCATAGCAAGAAACGCAAACATATTACAAAAGGGAAATTTTATCTGTGAATGTATAGAATGCGGTCATATAGAAGAGACCGATACTCATTGTAAAGAACTCAAATGTCCTGAATGTGGCGGCCAGATGCGTCGGAAAGAGAGACCCGGCCCCGGACAGCCGGCAGTCAAAGCAGATGATGAAGGTACAGTCGGTCAATATGGCAACATCGATTTCAAGCTTGGTGACAAGGGCCGTGGCATCGCTCAGATTCATATCATGGGCTTGAAGGAAGAAGAGGCACAGAAACTCAAGGCAAACGAAAGCAGAGTCTTGATGGCAAGAGCTAATATCGATACATTGAAGAGAACGCTTAAATCATTAATCGGTGAGCAGGGTGCTCATATAGACATCAGACTTCAACGCTCCGGCGATAAATATTGGGAAGGCGGAGAAATAATGATTGGCAACATCAGCGGCCTATCGAAGTTATTGCAAAAAGGCCGGAAGCTACGATTCGGATGGAAACAGCCGAGAGTTGAAGAGCCGAAGATATCAGTGATAAGAGGGCCGATGTCATGGTTCGAAGCTGGCTCTAGAAATATCAAGCTGTTCAAGCCGGGTGAAATCGGGGCAACTGCTAATATGTATGCTGCAATGATTCGGATTGATTCGTTCAACTGGGAGATATACAAAGCTGATGAGCATGCTAAGAAGTTCCATATCACCGGTTCACGCTTCTTCAATGGCAACTGGCTCTTTGCTTTCGTACCTGTCGGTGACAAAAAACGTGTCTGGATGATGAGCAAGCTCAAAGATGATGACCATGAGAAAGTTCAAAAGCTGACAGCAGCTCAAAGAAAAGAGTATGATGAAGAGACTGAGAAGATAAGAGAGAACAGAAAGAAAGCTAAATATCCTCATAAATTCAAGCCTGCAAAATACACTCATCCGAACGGTCATCCACGCTGTATAATCTGCGGTGATGATGAGCCGCTTGACGGCATCTGTAGAGGACCAGTTGAAAAGTCAATGATGTTTAAGATTTACAAACTGAACAAGCGTAAACATCTTGTCGGGGGTGTTGTCTATGAACCGGAAACTGTAGATTCTCAAGGCGATTATACAGATAAAGAAGAGATTGAAAAAGCAATTGAAAGATTCATGGAGAAATATTCAAAAGACCCGAAAAGAATAAGAGTCAATCATAAAGGCCGGGCTTATTACTTCCCGATTATAGAATGCTTTCAGCCGGAGACAGATATCAAAAAGGGCGGTAAGGTTGTCAAAGCCGGCAGCTGGTGGCTCATGGTCAAAGTCACTGATAATGACATCTGGTCAATGATTGAATCCGGCAAACTGACTGGCTTTTCTATGGGTGGCAGAGCTTCAGAAGCAAAACACCCTTGACAAAGTAAATGATTGCTTTGTATATTATTATCAAATGAGATTGAGGATTTGAAACTGATGAATAAGGAAATACTTGTTTTCGCTATTGCTCAGTGTTCAAGATTCTTAATGCTCATTATGTCTTTGGATGCCTCATTGACATAGCAAGAGGGGATTCAAGCTCATACTTCAATAAGACGGAGGTCTAAGAGAGAGAGGTAGACCATGCCGAGAAAATTGAAAGATATTGATGTGGCAGAAATCTCACTCGTAGATAATGCTGCCAATCAACTGAAATTTTTTATCATTAAACGGAGGCAACAAATGGATGAATTCATCGAACTTCTGAAATCTTTCATGGGTGAAGATGATGAAGAATTTAAGCTGACTGAAGAAGATATTGCAAAGGCCGGAAAGCTTGACGAGAAAGCTATAAAAGCTATTCAGGGCGCTTTGAATATCTTGAACAAGTATAAAGATGTATATCCGAACGATGTGCTGACCGCAATCAAAACGCTGACAAAATATGCATCGTATGGCTACAGTTACCCTGCAACTAAGTCAATGACTGATGAAGACTTTATCAACGAGCTGGCCGATGTTGAAAAAGCTGGACGCAAGCTGTCTAAAGCTACTATTGAGCAGCTCAGAAAAGCACTGGAAATTATTCAAGGTCTAATCAAAGAGAAAGAAGACGATATCACTAAAGGTGAAGAGCTGCCACCAGAGGTGGTTGAAAAATTAGAGAAGCTGGCTGAATATGAAAAAGCAGAGAAAGAGAGAATTGAGAAAGAACGAATTGAGAAAGAGAAGAAACAAGAAGAGCTCATAAAAGAACTTAAAGAAAGAATCGAGAAGCTTGAAAAAAGCAAAGGCATTAAAAAGAGCATTGATGGACAAGATGATGACGATGACGACAAAGATAAAGGGGTAAAGTGGCCTTCACTCATTTCACAGGAGGATTAAACAATGAAAGATACGAAAGATTTGCTTTCCCGGTTTAAAATCGGCAAAAGCTTTAATCTCATTTCTATGCCGCAGATTTCTTTGACTGAAGAAGAAGCTGATAGATTCCTCGATTATATCGTCGATGAATCAGTGATGAAGAACTATGCAAGAATTATCAAGATGAATACGCCGCAGAAAAACATCAGAGCTATTGGTTTTGGCTCTGGACGCTTCCTGTACCCTGCTGACAATTTCAATGAGAGCAAGTACAAGAAGCAATGGGCTCAAAACAAGATTCAACTGAGTACAAAGAAAGCACGTGGTGCCATAGCAGTTTTTGATGATGACTTAGAAGACATCAGAGCATTATCGAATGAAGATGATTATACAGACCATCTCATGAGGATTATTTCAAAAAAGATTGCCAATGAACTTGAAGAAGCCTACTACATCGGCGACACTCACGGCCTGAACAACTTCGCAGCTGATGACATCCGCAGCATGTGGGATGGCTGGCGGTATATAATCAACCACAGCCAAGTTGGACAGCAGTATTATAACTCAGTCACCGGTGGAGCTCATATCAAAGACGCTTGTCTTTGTGAGAGCGGTGCTTCATGCCCGAGCGGTAAATCAGACCCAGACGCTGAGTTCAATTTCCCCGGATTGATTGCTGAACAAGACCCGAATCCACCATACAACTGGGAATTCAAGTATCATCTGATGCTGAAGAACATGCCCTCTAAGTATAAGCTGAATAATGGGCTTGCCAATATGGTATTCATGAACTCTGATTTGGTAACGCAGGACTATATTGAGGCTTTAAGTCAAAGGGGAACAGCTTTGGGGGATGCGATTTTCACGGGCAAAGCTCCCACTACTTACGGCAAAGTTCCTATCGTTGATGTTCCGCTCATGCCGACAAATCTCGGTCTCGACGCTGACGGCACTTACGGCTTATTGGGCGGCGGTGAGTATACCGATGTTTTGCTTACTCCGAAAAACAATCTCATCATCGGGCTGCAGAGAGACATCAAGATTGAAACTCAGAGAGTTCCTGCAGATGAGGCTACCTATGTGTTCTATTCAATCAGAAGCGATGTGACTATTGAGAACGTGAATGCTGTCGTATTCTTGAGATGTCTTGAACATAGATGTTAAGAGATGAGGGCAAGAATCACTAACCACAGTTACAGGAACGTATTCCCGACGTGCTTAGGCAATCTTTTCATTCCGAGAGGCAAAGAGATAGAGCTTGACGATATACAAGCGATTAAAGAGATGAAGAGATTCCCGCAGATAGAAATTAAAGTCATAGAAAGCGAACCGATGGTTGATTACTCTGTCTATTCTATCAATGAATTGAGAAGCATTGCCTCACGTTCAGGAATCAAGAACTCTTTCTTTAAATCAAAGAAAGAGCTAATCAAATTATTGGAGGAAAAAGATGGAATTTCCACATGCTAACATTGATGACAATGCCAAAGAACTCTTTGTCAGAGACATATATTTTCTGAATTACCATATCAATCATGATAAATGGGATTGGTTCAGAAACTTCACCATTCAAGATGCTCACCGACTGGAGCTTGATTTCTGCTGCTTTGATTCAGACTGCTGGACAATCACTACTACTGAAAGAGGCTCTGGCTCTGCTACTGAGACCTGTATTGATGCTGTCAACGGAGTGTTGAGAGTCACCAATGCCGGCGATGCAGATGACCAAGATGAGCTTGTCTTCGGCTGCGAATGCTGGAAGCTTGTTGATAATTACCCGCTCTACGCAGAGATGAGATTCAAGCTTGAAGACCCGGACAATAGTTCTTTCTGGTTCGGACTTGTTACCGGTGACCAGTTTTTCACAGCACCAAATGATTATGCAGTATTTCATGTTGACGATAGTGGTGATGACCTGTATTTCTCTACAGCATTGAATGGCGTAGTTACTGACGTTGATACTGCTATCGATTTAGACGATGATACATGGTATAGAATCGGCTTCCACTGGGATGGTCAGGGCACTATCCGCTGGTTTGTGTTCAGAGATAGTGACCAGTACTGCATTGCTACCGGCTCTGTGACTACTCAAATCTGTCAAGATGAAGAGATGAACATTGGCTTTGGCATTAGAAATGATGCAGCTGATGCGTATTATCTAGATGTCGATTATCTGAAGTGCGTGCAGCAAAGAGTCATTGAATAGTTAAAGCAAATACATGGGGGAGAGAGCTGACATAGAAGATGCTCTCTCCTCTGCTATATCTTTTCAGTTAACAGA